TTAATCGTTGGGTGTGTATTTTTCGTGTATATACTGCTCCAAGAGAGTTTTGTTTGATGCAAATGCTTCGTCATCGTAATGCGTGTAAATATCCATTGTAGTGGCATAATTTGCGTGTCCCATTAAGTGTTGCGCATCCTTAACACCAATTCCTGCTTTTTTGCAAATTGTTGAATATGTATGCCTTAATTGATATGGGGTAATCCCAAGCCCTGTTTGTTTGCGGTAAGCATCCCATAGGGTATCGTACTGTGTTTTTGTCATTATCTTACCGTCAATGCCAAACAATAAATCACTGTTCTTAATATCAAGATACGGTTTTAACGGTGCAAGTATTAAACATTTGCGATTACCCGCTTCCGTCTTTGGCTTTTTTACTTGTGGTTGCGAATGATTATCCCAATAAACGCTTTTGTTAACGGTTATGGTCATTTTCTTTAAATCAATATCCGCACCTGTTAATGCCAAAGGCTCACTTGGGCGCATCCCGGTTAAAAGCAAAAAATACGGGTATAAGCCGAACTCAATATCCTTGTTTGCAATAATGGCGTCAATTTCTTGTTGTGTTAATGCTCGTCTTCGTTCCGTTGGTTTGCCTTGTGTTACGGATATACACGTGCAAGGATTAAATTTAATATAGCCTTGAATTACTGCGTGCGTGAATATCATATTCAAAACACATCTCGTATTGCTTATGGTTTTTTTTGCGAACTGTTGCGATGCCATCTTTTTCAAATAACGGTCAATATCCAAAGGCTCTATATCTTTTATAAGCTTGTTTGAAAATTCATTGATAATTCGTTTAAAGGCGCCGTTATAATTTTTTGTAGAATTAAAAGCAAGGTGCTTCCAATGTTCTTCTTTCCATTCTTCCGCAACGTCTGAGAAGATTTTTCCTTTTTCCTGCTCGCCCTGATAAGCGAGTATTTTTTTATTTAGTTCCCTTTGACTATCGGCACGGAACACCTTGCGCTTGCCGTTTATGGTTATTTGTTTTGTATATTTATATGTTTTCATTATTATTTTTTATTGCGAGAAAATATAATAAGTAATACTCCAATAATACCGGGCAAAAAATATCCAAACAAAAACATTAAACCAAACAAGCCTGCAGAAAAATATTCTGTAATTGATGCACCTGCGCCAAACAAAGAAAGAACTTGTAATGCAATAAGTATAATACCAATAATTCTTAAAACTTTTTTCATAATATCAATCCCTTTTATTATTTTTCGCTACATATTCGCGCTTTTTTATTCTTCATCGTGCGGTCTATCAGGATGAAAAGTATATATTAAAAAAACAGCTATTATACCAAACACAATTATTCCTTTTAGAATCCAATGCATTGGCGTACTCATAATATAATAAGAAATAAAAAATGCTGCTAATCCGGGCGAAAAAGCTTTTATAATAACAAAAAATTTTTCCATAATTACTATTTCCTTTTTATAAAATTGTTTTTAAAACCTAACTCAACCGTACAAACATAGAAATGTTTAACGTTAGTGGTTATTTGTTTTGTGAATTTGTATGTTTTTATTTAGTTAGCCCCAGCGGCCCATATCAAAAGCAACACAAATAAAAAGAAACAACCAAAAGCTATTAAAAATACATGCAAATGGTCAAGCTGCGTTTCCCCTGCATCATAATGGTGTAAGGATTTCCCTTTTGGTAATAGCTTTTTGTATATTCTTTGTTTTTCGTCGTTTAAAGCGGCAATTTCATATGCCGAGTTGTCTAATTTGCGAGCTTTTTCTAATTCTATATCAATTTCTCTTAGTCTTAATAAATCATCATAACTAACTCTGAACCGAGAAAGAAGCCCGGAATCCCAATATAAAAACGAACCTTTTTTGTATTTGTTTAGGATAAGTTCTTTTTCTTCCTCGTTGCGAGAAATTATGTTTTTAAAAGAATTATAGTTGTTTTGTATAAATGCAATGCGATTTGGTATTTTCTTTAATTCACTATTATATTTAATTTTTGAAATTTGTTTTTGCCATAGCAAAGACAATAATTGCTCCCTGTAATTTGTAAGCGTAGGGTCGTTCTCGTAAATCTCAACACCGTGTCTTGCTCTTTTTAGTGATTCGTCTAAACCTATTAGAAACTTGTAATCTTCGTCAGAAACTAAAACAGAACATTTATCATATTCATATACTTTCATAATCAATACCTGCCTTTTGAAAATCAAAAGCTTTTTATAACCTTTTTAACTTTTCCGACAATTTTTAATCTTGATATCTCTGTACCTATAAATTTTCGTACCGGATACATTGGATTGAAAGAGTGCAGTTCAATAAAGTTATTACCAATAATAATTTTTTTAACAACGCCTTCTTCATTATCTATTAGTAATACGGCGATGTCTCCGTTTTTAACCTCTTCGTCTGTATTGACCTGAATAATATCGCCTTCTTCAATCTTTGGAAACATACTGTCACCAGATACGCGAATGCACAAAGTTTTTTTTGCTTCGTTTTCACAACCTACAAATATGGGTATATAATCAACAATTAAATCATTAGCATATGCGCCAAAACCTGCGGATACAGATTCGTATAACGGGGCTTTATATATAGGATAATTTAAAAATACACCAATTGAATTTGCCTCTTCTTCCCATCCCATTAAATATGCAGGAGTCGTGTGCAAAGCTTTTGCAAAATCAATTACTTGCCTTTGGTTTATATCTCTATCGCCTGATTCAATTCGGCTTATAGCACCTTTTGTCTTTAAGCCAACCTTTTCAGCAAGGTCTTGTTGAGTCATTCCTAATTCAATTCGTTTTTGCTTTATTCTGTTATAGATTGACAATACAATCACCTCATAAAAAATATATCACTAAATTTCTGTTTTGTCAACTTTTTAAAAAATTTTTTCATTTTTTTAAAAAAAGAGTTGACAACAAGGAAACGCTATGCTATTATTGGTGGTGTGGTTGACAGAAAGTCAACCAAATATATAAAAAGAGAGGTGATATAATTGACAAATACAACGGAAATAAAGAAAAGACTTGTTCAAAATGGATTAACACAATCAAAATGTGCAAGAATTATGGGCATTTCGCTAACGTCGTTTAATTCAAAAATAAATGGCAAAAATGATTGGACTGTTTCTGAAATAGAGAAGCTATGCACTGTCTTAAAAATCCCGAAAGGCGAAGTAATAAAGTGTTTTTTTTGCACAAGAGGTTGACAAAGTGTCAACAATCACCGCAAGCATACCCGAGCCCATTTTACTTGAACTACTGTATCTATTATCACGAAGAAATTTTGATGCAAAAGAAAAATGCCCGTAGAGGTTTACGGACATTATCTCCCGTTTTTGTTTACCTGAAACTTAATGCAGAGATAAGGAATATAAGTGGTTCTATGGTGAGAACATTATATCCCGTTTCTCACAAAAGGAATCCTCCCTCTTGCTTCTTTTTAAGCAAAATCACTTATGCAGAACGGGACTGCAGATGTTTAAGTGCCGATAGCATCATTTGTTACCTTCAGGAACGGGCACATTCAAAAATTCTGACAATATGTCATCAACCTTTCTTGTGCCATTCGGCAAAAACATTATATCAGAAAACTTTTAATAATTCAAGCGGTGGGTTCGGGTATGCTTGCGAAAAAAATGAAAATTTAAAGGAAAAGGAAAGAAAATGTGTAAATTCAAATCAGCAATTATTTTAAAGGACAGGGTATTTATACCCGATTATGACAGTCATACCGATATGTTAAACGAGTTAGGCATAGAGGACAACAGAACAAATGCCGAAAGGCTTTTTGTTCGTGCGGAATTATACCCGAAAAATGATGATGCGTTTTCAGATATTGACGGATGGACGTTTAAGGTAGACCAGGATATTCGCCCCGATTGGTTTGTGGAAGAATACGAAAAAAGCAGAATGATTACTGCTGTTAAGGAATGGGCGAAAGAGCATATACATATTGGCATTGACGGATTAAAAATTGATAGTGGCAAGAACCACTATATTAAAGACTGTAAGAATGTTGAAGTGTGCGGTAGCGCATCTATCAGCTATGTGTACGGTAGCGCATCTATCAGCAAAGTGTGCGATAGCGCATCTATCAGCGAAGTGTGCGGTAGCGCATCTATCAGCGAAGTGTACGGTAGCGCATCTATCAGCAAAGTGTGCGGTAGCGCATCTATCAGCAAAGTGTGCGATAGCGCATCTATCAGCGAAGTGTACGGTAGCGCATCTATCAGCAAAGTGTGCGATAGCGCATCTATCAGCGAAGTGTGCGGTAGCGCATCTATCAGCTATGTGTGCGATAGCGCATCTATCAGCAAAGTGTACGGTAGCGCATCTATCAGCTATGTGTGCGATAGCGCATCTATCAGCAAAGTGTGCGATAGCGCATCTATCAGCAAAGTGTGCGGTAGCGCATCTATCAGCGAAGCAAAAGGACAGGCTATTATTGCAAATTCGCCTTATAGCACGTGGGACAAACAAAGCGGATTAATACTTTCTGAAAATGCAACGTTTAAAGATAACAAAGCAAAAGTTATATACCAAAGCGGTGGCTGGGAATTAAGGAGTGTGTGATATGGCAAGAGAAAAACAACATTACCGAGAAGTTATTGAACATTTATTAAGCATTAACGGCGGCAAAATTAGCGATAGCGACGTAGGATGGCAGCGCACGTTGAATATGACCCGCTACGATTTTGAAAATCGCTACGGAAAAAAGAAGGGTTTAAATAAAACTGTATATCAAATAGCGGATGGATTGTTATGAGTGAGCAACTATGCTGGAACTGTAAAAAGGCTACGGGTAAGTGTTCTTGGAGTGCGCTTGGTAAAGCGGTTAAGGGCTGGGATGCTACGCCTACAAAAATTAAAAATAGCACAACACCTTTTACAGAAATTGACTCTTATGAAATAAGAGCTTGTCCATTATTTGAAGGTGATAACATTCAAGAAAAAGAAAAACGGACAAGGGTGGTAAAAGTGGAAGAATTGCAAAAGTTGTTTGGCTGTTCATACGGAACAGTATGCCGTATGGATACAGAACAGGTTATAGAACGAGCAAAAGAAAAAGGAATAAATCTTATGGCTATTGATGGCAAAAAGCGAAAGTTCCATAAAATTTAAAGAAAGAAGAAAAAGGAAATGTTTAAAAATATTGAATGGTTGTCTGAAGATATCCAATTAAACACAGAAGGTTATTACAACACAATTAAAGCGGGTAGTATTGCTTGGTACATAATTAAGGTTTTACAGGTGCTTTTTCTTTTTGCTTTTGCAGTCGCACCATATCTTGTGGCTTTGCTTTTAGCTGATGCTTTGGGATGTTAGGGGGGGAAGACTGTGAACAAGATAAAAACTGAATTATATCACGATAATTTTCAAAATTTCAAATGTTACAACATACCCAGGGCGCAGTTAGTTATAACTGATATACCCTACAATTTAGGCGTTAATGCTTACGCTTCAAATCCGTCTTGGTATAACGGGGGGGATAACAGTAATGGTGAAAGCAAGCTTGCCGGGAAAGCATTTTTTAACGGTGATGGTCAGTTTAAGATAGCGGAATACTTTCACTTTTGCAACAGGCTTTTAATCAAAGAACCTAAAGACAAAGGAAAAGCCCCTGCAATGATTGTTTTCTGTGCCTTTGAACAGTTAGAATCAGTTAAACAGTACGGCGAAAAATACGGCTTTCAGCATTCGTTTCCGCTTGTGTTTATCAAGAATTATTCAGCGCAAGTTTTAAAGGCAAATATGAAGATTGTAGGTGCTACGGAATATGCCCTTGTTTTGTATCGGGACAAGCTTCCTAAATTCAACAACGGCAGACAGTATGACGAGAATGGAAACATTATCAAAGGTTCAGGCAAGATGATTTTTAACTGGTTTGAATGGCGCAGGGATAATTCAAAGCAATATCCCAAAATACACCCCACACAAAAGCCTGTAAACGTTTTGAAACAGTTAATTGAGATTTTTACAGATGCAGGCGATGTTGTTATTGACCCCTGCGCCGGAAGCGGTACAACGTTAAGGGCTGCTTATGAGTGCGGGCGTAATAGTTATGGGTTTGAGGTTAATACAAAATTCTACTATGAAGCAAAAAATAAGATGCTTAATTTTGACGGTATGCAAGAAAAATTTTTATAAGAGGAAATATTATGTTTTATTGTGAAGATTGCGACAACTTCGTTGAAGAAACAAAGTTAATCAGATGTGAAGATCCTGAAATATGGCATCAGGGATTTAAACATGTGTGTCCTTTATGTAATAGCGAAGAAATTAAAGAAGCGGTTAAATGTGCTAAATGCGGTAAATACGTGGCCGAGATAGAAACTAACGGCAGATGCCTTAAATGTGTAAACGAATTACAGTTAAAAGCACTTGATTTTATCAAACAGTTTGATGCCGAAGAACAGGAAATTATTATTGATTATTTAACGGATATTTAAGGGGGGGAAGTTTATGAAAAATATGGAGATATATAACCAAGTATGGCAAACGCCTAAGGATGTTACAAAAGAAATTACGGCAGGTAGGTTAAAAGGTTTTACGGATATTAACCCGATGTGGCGCATTAAAAAGCTTACCGAAATATTCGGGCCCTGCGGTGTTGGTTGGTACACCGAGACAGTAAACACACAGATTGTTGATGGTGGAACAAAGGCATATAAAGACGGTCTTATAAGCACAGAAAAGGTGCTTTTAATGGATATTTTGCTTTACGTTAAAACAGAAGAAGGATGGAGCAAGGGTATCAGCGGTAAAGGTGGCGCAACGTTGGTAGCAAACGAAAACTATTCACCTTTTACAGATGATGATTGCACTAAAAAAGCTGAAACGGATGCTTTAAGTAATGCGTGTAAAAAGTTAGGATTTAGCGCCGATATTTATATGGGCGAAGATAACGGCAAATATCAAACAGATGATTTTGCAGAAGATTTGTTCAAAAAAACAATAACTAAAGAAGAGGCAAAAAAGATTGTATCTGTTTCAAAAGCAAAGTGGGGACACGAAGCGGCGGAAAGATGTTCTGAAATCTTAAAAAAATATGGCGCCAATGATTCACTTTCTTTGCTACAGATATATTTACCTAATGTATTGAAAGAAATTGAGAATGCATAATGTTTAAATTTGAAGAAGCCAAATATATGGCAGGTACGGATGGTTCGTGGTTAATGCTTAAATTAAAAGATATAACCACAATACATAAAGCATTAAGAAAAATATCTGAAAGCAAAGCGGATTCAGTTGAATTTGAAAAGTTTTACGAAAAGCGTACAAACGATGCTAATAGTTATTGTTGGGTACTGCTTACAAAGCTTGCAGAAGCCATCGGCGAACCGAAAGAAATCATTTACAGGGAACAGATAAGGGATATTCCGCAAAAGCCTTCAAGGGTGCTTGTAAAGGCATCTGATGTGGAAGACGAAATCAAAACGTGGTCTAAAAATGGTTTAGGTTGGTATGCCGATATTGTAGGTGAATCAACCGAGCATAAAGGGTATGTTTGGATTGATAGGTTTAAAGGAAGCTCGCAGTTTAATAAGAAACAGATGCAGATGCTTATTGATAATATCATCTACGAATGTAAAGAGTTTGATATAGAAACAAGAACACCGGAACAGATTGCACGGTTGATTGATTTGTGGGGAACACAATGAGTTATGTTGCTTGTATTAGTTATGGTAAAGACAGTTTAAAAATGCTTGATGTAATCAAGACAAGAGGCTTACCACTTGACCGAATAATAACCTTTGATGTGTGGGCAACAGATACCATTCTTGCGGAGTTTCCCGAAGTAACAGAGTTTAAAAAGAAAATGGATGTCTATATAAAAGAGAAGTATGGCATTGAGGTAGAGCATCTGTATGCTAAAGATGAAAACGGAAATAAGGTAACATATGAAAGTTGGTTTTATAGAGTATTTGAAAGCGGAAAAAACAAGGGCAGGATATATGGCTTTCCTTTCCAAAGAGTTGCTTGGTGTAATTCAAGGCTTAAAATGGGTGCAAGAGTGGGAGCAATAAACACAGGAGATATTGAATATATTGGCATTGCTTACGATGAAAGAAAGCGACATAAAATTATAAGTGAAACAAAAGTTGCTCCATTGGTTATGTTTGGTATTGATGAGGATATGTGCGGACTGCATTGCCAATATGAAAACATACTATCTCCAACTTATGAGGACAGTTATAGAGATGGGTGTTGGTTCTGCCATAATCAAGGAGTAAATCAACTGCGAATGCTCCGCAGGAAACATCCGCAACTTTGGAAACTGTTGCTAAAATGGGATGCAGATAGTCCTATAACATTTAAAGCAGATGGACATACAGTTCACGATTATGACCGAAGATTTGAGCAGGAAGAACAAGGCATAGTTCCTGCGGACAGGACTTTTAGATGGACAATGCTTGATGAAATAAGGCAGGTGAGATTTATTGTATAAATCAGCACGAAGCAGGGCAACGGATATACCTAAAAAGGTAAAAGAAAAGGTTTATGAACGTGATAACGGTTGTTGTATTCTTTGCGGTCGTCCCGGTAATCCGTGGTGTCATTTTATAAGCCGACAAAAAGGCGGTTTAGGTATTGAACAAAACATAGTTACGTTGTGTAACGATTGCCACAGGGAATATGATGAAAGTAGTGGCACGATGCACCAAACAATACGTTTTACCATTAAAGAATACCTTTTAGGACATTATCCCAATTTAAGCGAAAAAGATTTAGTTTATAAGAAATGGAGTAATTGATATGAATAAATGCGTAATTATAGGAAGATTAACAAAAGATCCTGAATTAAAAGCAACACAAAGCGGAAAAAGTGTTGCGACGTTTACGGTGGCGGTAAACAGAGAAATTAAGGCAGACGGACAACCTGAAGCCGATTTTCTTCCCGTTGTTGTTTGGGGTGCATCAGCTGATAACTGCGGTAAATATTTGAGCAAAGGAAGCCAAGTAGCGATTGATGGCAGAATCCAAACAAGGAGCTATGATGATAAAAACGGAAACAAGGTGTATATAACTGAAATTATTGCTAACAGAGTGGAATTTATCAGCCGAAGCACAAACAACGGGGAAAATGCCCTTAAATCAAACCAAGACGAATTTAGAACAGGTAAAGAACCTGTTGACGATGAAGAAATACCGTTTTAAAGGAGTAAAAATATGTGTATTTTAGATTACATACCTTACGGACAAAATAACGCCGTTACAGGCACGCGGTTAAGCGAGCTTACGGGTATTAACAGACGTAAAATTCGTAAGATTATTGCGGAAGAACGAAGGAAAACGCCTATATTAAACTTACAGGACGGAAAAGGATATTTTAAGCCGACCGAAGAAGAAAAGCATCTTGTTGAAAGATATGTAAAGCAAGAAACTGCCAGGCTTAAATCTGTTGGTTGGTCGTTAAAAGCAGCAAGGGAGTTTGTAAAACAATGAGCAAAGAAAGGAAAAGTTTTATCGTTTATTACACAACATACGAAACACTAAAAGATTTTAAAGATGCCGAGTTAGGAAAAATCTTCAGAGCGATGTGTGAATACGATATGTCAGGAAAGGAAATCCCGCTTCCTAAAACCTTGCAAATAGCATTTAGCTTTATAAAATCGCAATTAGAAGCAGATAAACAAAAATACAAAGCAAAATGCGAAAAAAATAAACAAAATATAGAAAAAAGATGGGAAGAAAAAATACGAACGAATACGAACGTATACGAAACGATACGAAACGATACGAAACATACCTATATTGATAATGATGTTGATAATGATGTTGATGTTGATGTTGATAATATAAATATTATTAACAAGACAAGACAAGACATGACAAGACAGCGCGTGTGCGCGGATTCGTTTTTAGAAACGGAAGATAAAAATTACGCTGATTCTTTGTGCTTAATTATTGACGAGGTAGAATCAATGAAAGATGATGAAACAATTATCATCGGCGGGAATCGGATTAAAGCACAGTTCGTTAAGGACGTTTTTAACAAAATTGATTTTTTTGTGTTTCAGTATGCGGTTGAAAAGTGTAAAAGTATTTCCACTAACGTTGTTAAAACCAAGCCATATTTGAGAACGCTATTGTATAATGCGTACTTTGAAATGAATCCGCAGTTTCAAGAAGAAATGAAAAAAATATTCCCGTTAAGGAGAACATCAAATGAACTATAAACAGATTTACGCCATTAAGCAACAAAATCAAAAACGCATTCTTATGGCTTGTCCTGGTTGCCCGGAACGAAGCGGAATATATATGCTTACCCGAGAAGAAAACGGATTCAAATATGGCTATGTAGGACAGGCTAAAAACATACTTGGTAGATTGGCAGATCATTTAAACGGATATCAGCATATAGACTTGTCATTAAAAAAGCACGGCTTATATTCCGCTGAGAATCCAACAGGATGGAAGATTGATTTTATGCGGTTTGATAGCGATTTAGATGCGCAAGAACAGTATTACATAAAACTTTACGCTGACAAAGGATATCAGATGCGAAATAAGACCGTTGGCGGACAGGGCCAGGGTAAGACAGGGCTTGATAATTCAAAAGCACCAAAGGGCTATTATGACGGTTTAAAGCAAGGATATAAAAACGCGCAAAGGGATGTAATCAAATGGATGAAACACCTTAACGTGCGAATTAAAAGCAATAAGCCGAACAAAATACAGGAAAAGGCGTTAAACAAACTTTTGGAATTTATTGAGGGTGAGAACGATATATCCATATCATAACAAGATAAAGCAAAGGATTAAAAATGGCGAGCTTATAGGTTTTGAGTTTGTTAATGATTATAAAAACATCGGTGAGTGCTTGTTACTATATTTCAACACTTATCCGTACGTTAGACCGATAAGATCGCATCGTTACGCGGAATATGAAGAAATTTTAAGAAAAGGAAAATAAAAAGAATGGGAAAAGGATTGAATTTAACTGCAAAAACGCCAAACGAAAAAATAATACTTGGCTACTTAGAGCAGAACGTCAGCGACGTTCTTGCAAACAAAATAAACGAAGGCAAAAAAACATTAGAGCAATGTTGGAAATACATAACAAACGAAGCTAAAAAGCTTGCGATAAACGGATGCGCCTGCATAGAAGATAAAACGGTGTTTGGATGGGCGATACATTTTTTTGAAGAAGACAGTATTAAGGGTGATAAGATTAAAGAAGCTCCGCTTGTAAAAACCGTTAAAGCAGATGCTCCAAAGCCAAAGGAAAAACCCAAGAAAGAAATTAAACAAGAGTTTGAACAACTTAATCTGTTTGATTTGTTGGGGTAGCGGCTATGGATATATTAAAAATACCTTTGGATTTTCCGCAACCTGTTCTTGAATGGATAGATACAAACTGCACAAATATTACGAACAGACATCAATATTGCGCTTATCTTACAGTTGTTGATGGCGAGATATTAGAGCGTACGTTTGCTTGCAGAGAGTATAAAAACGGTCAGAAGAAATATACAGAGGTTAGACGTAGGACAACGGGAACAGAAAAAGTTTACGTTAAAAATTTAACTTTTAGTATGTGGGGAAAAACTCCTGTATATGAAAATAAAATAAAACGTTGTTCTTCGCGCGGATATAGTTTTATAGTTTTTGATAAAGACGATTACGATAAATGGTATGAAGCAGATAGTTGCAATTTGTGGTACGACGTTATTAACCCCGAAATACTTAAAACTGTAGAAGAATACACATACTGCGGATTCAAAGGCGGGGACCTAATAGAGTATTTAAAAATTTATAAAGAGCATAAAAGCCTTGAAATGTTTGGCAAACTTAATTTGCCTATTCAAATAAGCCTTATAAAAAAGGCGGAAAAAGATAAAAGTTTTCAACGTTATCTTTGTAAAAATAGGGAACAGGTTGTCAGATATGGCGCGCAAGCAACGGTATATGCATTTAATAATCACGTTGATATTGGTGAGGCTTCAGAAACTTTATACAAAAGAAAGCAAGCGTATAAATACATACCGGCTTTATCAAAGACAAGCGTTAACCCGATAAAAATCGTTGAATGGTGCAATAAGAAGAATATTAGCTATACGCTGTATAACGATTATTTTAAAGCGATAAAAGAACTTAAACTTAATTTAGAAGATACGAAAAACATATATCCTAAAAACTTTAAGCGGATGCACGATTTAAGAATTGATGAGTACGAAGCGCAAAAGATGGTAATAGATCGTAAAAAGCGGAAGAAAGTATATGAAGCTTTTGCAAAAGAAGGAATAAAAGCCTCAGCTTTTGAAATTGCGCAGGGTGAATTGGTTATAGTTTCTGCAAAGGATATATCAGAACTCAAAAAGGAAGGCAACGCGTTAAGGCATTGTGTTGGCAAGATGGGTTATGATGTAAAAATGGCAGAAGGCCGAAGCTGGATAATGTTTGTAAGGCAGGCAAAACATCCTGATACACCGTTCATAACGGTTGAATACGACCCTAAAAGCCATAAAATATTGCAGGCCTATGGAATGAATAATTCTCGTCCGCCTGAAAACGTGCAAGAATTTTTAGAAAAATGGGTAAAGAAAAATAAGAAAAGGAAGGTGGCATAAATGACGGTAACAGTACGGGACCGCGAAGCTGAATGTAATACCATTTACCACGATATAGAAAAAATAGACATTAAACAGAACGGCTTTAGGTTAGTTCATAAAGGCGGATACGTTTCAAAACTTTATGATAAACAAAGATATGAATATACAAGGGGGAAGAGAAGATGACGAACTATGAACGCATAAAGAATATGAGTGTTGACGAATTGACAAAATTTTTTGCAAACCATACAGACCATTATTGTGCGCCACGACAGTTAAATCAAATATATGAAAAAGCAATAAATAACATAACAGGTAGAGGTATAACTTGGATCGATGCTATTAAACAATGGCTTGAAAGCGAGGTAACGGAAGAATGAGAGAGATTTTGTTTAGGGGAAAAAGATTTAGCAACGGCGAGTGGGTGATTGGTGGAATTATGAAAACATTTCACCCAAACTATGATTGTGGAAACGAAGAAGAATTTTTGAGCCAAAGTCCAAACTGCTATTGTATTTGTGCAAACAATAAGGATTATTTTGTTGAACAAGCAAGTATAGGACAGTACACAGGCTTAACCGACAAGAACGGCACGAAGATTTTTGAGGGGGATATTGTAAAGGTAGAGCGTGATTTTTGGCACGGTGAAAACAAAAAAGAACGAGAAATATTTATCGGTGTTGTTTGCTATGATGAAAGGTCTGCTGATTTCGGTTTAAAAGGTGCAAAGTATATGAACCTAACAATGCACAGGTTTAAAGGCGATTATCAAACAGTTATCGGCAACATACACGATAATCCTGAACTGTTAGGAGGCGGTGAAGAATGACCTTTGAAGAAGTTAAAAAAATAAGAGAAAATCCAACAATGGCAGATGTTGATAACGAAGAATTACACAAGTTAATTGATATTGCCCTTGAAAAGCAGATACCGAAAAGCCTGCAAAAACAAGGCGTGAAATAGTATGCCCGACTTGTCGCACTTTGGTAGGCTCAAGCCCTTATTGTAGATATTGCGGACAGGCTTTAGATTGGAGTGAGGAAGAATGAGTTATGGTTTAAATTTAAAACTGAAAGAAAATGTTGGTGCTGAAATTCTTTTGAACTATGGCTTTAAGCCTAAATATGATATTGATACAGGAAAAATTGTTTCTTATTGTCGCAAAATTGAAATTGATAAAAGGGAAAAACATTTTACATTTAGTGTTGTTGCTTGTAAAAAGCAATATTGGTTTAAGCATATCTTTTACGATGCTTGGATGAGTGGATTTGATTGGGATAGTTTTGTAAGGAAAGAGTGCTTGGAATTATTATTTCAACTTATAAAAGACGATATTGTTGAAATGGTAAAGGAGTGATTTTATGACCGACAACGAAATTTTTAAGGCTTTATACAACATACATTGTGCAACAGCCTATAAAAATACTATTACAATAAGCAAAGAAACCGCCATAGGTTTATGTGAGTATTTCAACCGACAGAAAGCAGAGATTGAGAGGTTGCAAGGCGAGATTGGAAGCTTAAATAAAAAATACCCTTGCACAGTAGATGTGGGCAATAATTGTCTTGTGTATGCAAGGTCGCTTGATGATTATGACAAGCTGATTGGTGATATATCAGCCGAAGCGGTGAAAGAGTTTGCGGAAAAACTGAAAGAAAAATATGCAAAATATGAAGCCTATGAAACTTTATATGCACATTACATATGGCACGATATTGACAACCTTTTAAAAGAAATGGTGGGTGATAGTAAATGAAAGCGTTAACCAACAAACAAAGGTGCAGACAATGTATTCATAAGTGCGTTTGCCCGTATCAAGATTTTTATAAAGGCACAGAGGGGCTTGAAAGGTGCAAACACTATTTTTCTAAAACAAGAGCATATGAACCGAAGGCAAAGGGGTGATTAAGTGAAATCAGTTTTAATATCAATTCATCCTAAATGGTGTGAACTAATTGCAAGCAGTAAAAAAACGATAGAAGTACGCAAGAGTAAGCCGAAACTTGAAGTACCGTTTAAGTGCTACATATACGAAACAAAAGCCGTAAACAAAAACAAAATTATTGTTGATTTAGACGGCGATTTGCCTACAGTATACGCAAGAGGTAAAGGACAAGTCATAGGCGAGTTTGTATGTGATAGTATAACAGGCGGTTATTGGATTGCTCCTTTTTCAGACTATTTACAAAGTCAATCGTGTTTATCGTATGATGAAGTATGCGGTTATGCCAATGGAAAACCGATATTCGCTTGGCACATATCAAACCTTAAAATCTATGACAAGCCGAAAAAGTTGGGCGAGTTTTATATGGTTGTTGAAAATGAAGATTGCGGAAAGTGCAGATATTATGATACACCTTGCGAAAGCGAGCCTTGCAATCAATGTCAAGGTGGCAGAAAGTATTTAACAAGACCGCCTCAGAGTTGGTGTTATGTTGAAGGGCTGGGTGAATATGGACAGTAAAAGAAAAAAAGCAATACTCCAACAGTTTGGAGCAACGGAAGATCGCGTTAACGATTTGCGAAAAGAGTTATCGGTTTGCGAAAATCCTGTTCTGAGGGAACTGTATGAGATTGAAAAAATGACATTGATTGAAAAATTAGTGCAAATAGAACAAGCAGTAATGAATATGACAAATATGCACGAAAGACGCGTGCTGTGGTTGCACTATATCGGTGATATTAAGAACGGAAAAAGGCACCGGTTGTTGCTTTGGCAAATAGCAAACGTGATGGGATATTCATACGATTGGGTGAAAGGTGTTCACGGTGTTGCGCTTAAAAATTTAAAACTATAAAAGGAAGGTTTAAAAAACCTTCTTTTTTTGTAAAACTCTACACCTCAATACCCCTTGATCTGTGTTACGCTTAATACGATGCAAGGCATCATCTTTCCTTTTCTTTTTATTATAGGTTTCGGATGTTGTACCATAACAGCATCCACCAAGCCTTATTAGGCTAATGGCTGTTTTATAAGATTAAATCAAATAGCGGATGGTGGGCGGGATGTTGAAAAAAGAGCAGGTGAAATAACATAGATAGATTAACAGATAAACAACGTGCATGGATTGATTATTATAAGCAAGGGCTTAACCCAAGAGAAGCGGCAGAAAAGGCAGGCTATAAAGCAACAAGTAAACATTCCTTTGAACAAATAGGTTTTGAAAACTTGAAGAAACTTGAAATGTACTTGAAGGATAGGGATGCGGAACTTGATAAAAGCAGAATAGCATCTATGGAAGATATAAATGCCTTTTGGACAGAGGTTATGAACAACAAAGAAGAAACAACGGCAAATAGGCTAAAGGCGTCAGAACTACGCGCAAGGTCCGCAGGTGGATTTGTTGATAATGTAAACGTACACGGTGGCGCTCCTGCGGTGGTGGTGTTAAGCGGTGAAGCAGAAATCAAAGATTAAAGTTTTTTTACCCGACATAATTGGCGCAGGCTACGGCCACTTTTGGAAAAGTGAAAAAAGATACCGGGTATTAAAGGGCGGTAAAGGTAGCAAAAAATCAACCACAACGGCATTAAATTATATTTACCGGTTAATGAAACATCCTGAAAGTAATCTTTTAGTCGTTAGAGCGGTTTTTAATACTCATAAGGATTCCACTTATGCACAGTTAAAATGGGCGCAGGAAAAGTTAAATGTCAGCCATCTGTGGCAGAATAATGTTTCACCGATGGAAATGACATATAAGCCCACAGGACAAAAGATATTATTCAGGGGTTTTGATGATGTTCTGAAGCTCGCATCCACAACGGTACCGAAGGGCTATCTTTGTTGGGTGTGGGTAGAGGAAGCCTTTGAAATTAAAAGCGAGGCGGATTTTGATAAACTTGACTTATCTGTTCCCCGCGGTAACGTGCCTGATGGATTATTTAAACAAACAACATTAACGTTTAACCCGTGGAGTGCGGAACATTGGCTAAAAAAACGGTTTTTTGATAAGCCTAACGATAACGTTGACACTTATACAACCAACTATACCGTTAATGAGTTTCTTGACGAAACGGACAAAATGATATTTGAACGAATGAAGCAAGAGAACCCGCGCAAGTATGACGTTGCAGGTTTAGGTAACTGGGGCATAAGCGAAGGCTTAATTTATGAAAATTGGGTAGTACAAGACTTTGACCATAATGAGTTGGGAATAGGTTTTGATAATACCGGGGCAAAGGTTGATGAATCGTGGCAGTTTAATGCATTCTTCGGTCTTGACTACGGATACACTAATGATCCAACGGCATTTATATGCATTAAAGCTAACCCAATAACAAAAGAGCTTTATATTTACGATGAACACTACGGACATAAAATGCTTAATTCTGATATAGCCGAAATGATAAAACGTAAAGGTTACGCGAAAGAAAGAATACGTGCGGATGCCGCAGAGCCAAAATCTAACGATGATTTAAGGCGTTTAGGTATTCAAAGGCTACAAGCATCGGTAAAAGGTAAAGATAGCGTAATTAACGGCATTATGGCGCTTCAGGAATACAAAATGTTCGTGCATCCTTCCTGCAAGAATACAATAGCCGAATTATCATCGTATTGTTACAAGAAAGACAAGCAGGAAAACGGCATTAACGAGCCTGAAGATTCAAACAATCACTTGATGGATGCTTTAAGATATGCGTTTTATGACGTTAGATTTTTTAAGCCGGTTAATCCAAAGGAAAGACAACGACCAACGGCAGATGAATATTACGAAATGAAGCATAGTATAACACCAAACGATATGACAGGGGGGTGGTTTTAATGGCGGAAGCATTGTTATTATTAACGCTTTGGATAGTGTTAAGTATGGGGTGTTTTGCGGTGGGTTTTTTGATGGGAAAAAGAAAGAAGCCTAAACCGCCACAGATAACACAAGAAGAAAAGCGTAAAAAAGAACAAGAACAACGCGAATTATTAAATTTTTATACTTATAACGGCGATGAACAAAGCCGATAATAAGCGAAGCTCGCACCAAGAGCAGAAAGGATTATACAATGGAAAACAATACCGAAAATTTGAATGACACCATACAGGATAATGAACCGGTAGCAGAAGCGGAAAACGATGTTGATACATCTGTACCACAAGATGAGGAAGCACAAAAGGAAGCCGATGCAAGCGCATCAAATTCTTTTTTAGTGCGTTATAATCACGAAGATAGGGAATTAACCCAAGAAGAAGCGATTGCATACGCACAAAAAGGGCTTAAATTTGATGACGTTGCTCCTATGCTTGACCAAATATCATATTTGGCATCAATTAAGGGCAAAGGGGCTAAAGAATGGCTTGACGAACATATTAAAGCGGTTGAAGATGATTATAGGGCAAGTCTTGAAGAAAAATATGAAGATGAAGATGTGATCAATCTTTTTATGGAAAAGTTCAAGGCAGAGAACGAAGCAAAGTATAACAAGTTCAAAACCGATAAAGCAAACGCTGATAAGCAAGCCGAAGATAGCGCAGTAAGTAAATTTGAAAGCCGTTTAGCTGACGAGTTTATAGAACTGCAGAAAGAATTCCCCGAATATGCCGATGTTTCGCAAATCCCAGCGGATGTGCTTAAATTGGCAAAAAAGGGAACAAATTTAACGGATGCGGTATTAAGATACAAGCATCAACAGAACAAACGTATTGATAGTGCAAGGCAGACGGCACAATCAAACGCAACTGCAAGCGCGGGCAATATGGCAGGCGATGCAGAACAACACGATTCACTAATGGAATCATTTTTAAAAGGTCTGCGATAAATAAATTTAAGAAAACGAGGTAATTTTTTTATGGCATTAAATTCTTTAGAATATGCACAAAAATTCGCAAGCGCACTTGATAAAGCAGTAGTGCAGGGCGCAGTAACAGGCTTTTTTGCTGACAACGTATTAAAAGCACAGTTTGTTGGTGCAAAAACAGTTTTAATTCCTGAGCTTGATTTTGTAGGCTTAGGCGACTACGATAGGGATAACGGTTTCCCTTCAGGTAAAATCACCGTTACAAATTCTTCCTTTATGCTTACTAAAGACAGAGGCAGAGAACTTCAGCTTGACAGAATGGATATGGACGAAACTGGCATTGCAAACCTTGCAGGTCGGACCTTAAAGGAATATGTTCGTACTCAGGTTGTTCCTGAAATGGATGCTTACACCTTATCAAAGTTAGCAGGCGTAGCAACTGAAAATGGAAACGAAAAAGCATATACTGCAGACAATGTTTTCAAAACCTTTACTGAAATGGCAACCGCTATTCAGGCAAAGGCAGGTTTTGAACAGGAACTTGTTTGTTTTATGAATCCTTCTGCTTATGCAGCACTTATGGCAACACCTGAAATCTCACGCTCGGTTACCGTTAGCGATTTCAAGAAGGGTGATATTGAGTTAGAGGTAAAATCAATCAACGGTATCGCAATTCTTCCTGTTGCAGATGAAAGAATGAAAACTGCATATCAGTTTAATGCAGGCACAACAACTACTACAGGCGGTTTTACTGTTGATGAAGGTGCAAAGAACATCAATATGCTTATGGTTGCTAAAGATGGTGCATCTCTTGTTAAAAAGACAGAAAAAATGCGTATCTTCACACCCGAACAGAATCAGGATGCAGATGCTTACCTTTTCCAGTACAGACTTTACTATGATGTATTTGTTAAGAAGAGCCGTCTTGAACATATTGCAGTTGCAACATCAGCAATCTAATATATAAAAACTAAATAAAAGGGGCATCTTTCGGTGTCCCTTTTTTAAAATAAAGGGGTAAAAAATGAAACTTATTAGCCGATATAAAAACGAAGTAGTAAATACAGAAGATAAACGCAAAATTGAATACTTAAAAACATTAGGATTTACAGAAGTTAAGAAAACAACAAATAAGAAGGTGGGTAAAAATGGAAATAAAGAAGAAACCTAACGAAATATTTGATGAATATAAAAAAGGCGATGAATACAAAGCAAGCATAGGGAACAGGGGCATCGCTGACCAAGCAAAAATGAATGAACGCTTTTATGTAGGCGACCAATGGCACGGAGTACAAGCGGGCAATTCAAGACCGTTAGTGCGCAGGAACATAATCAAGCGTATTGGTGAGTATAAGATTTCCGCAGTATGCGCGGCACCTGTGGCGGTAAATTATTCTGCTGAAGGTATTCCCAACACTAAAGAAATGCAGGATGCTGAAAAAGATTTGCAGAATCAGTTAATGCAAGGCGAAATAATGCAAGGCGCGGTAACTGATGAAGAAATAAACGTTATTATGGAAACATTGACGGCGTACAACAAAGCAACGGCGGAACGTGTTAAATTTGGCGAGCTTGCTAACGAATTAACCAAGTGCGCATATATTTCAGGAACGGCATTTTTATATACTTATTGGGATGAATCCGTAGAAACGGGATTATTTGCTGACGATGCAAAAACAACAGCAATTACGGGCGATATTAACTGTGAAATATTAAACGTTGTTAATGTTATTTTAGGGGACCCGAACTGTAAAGAAATTCAAAAACAGCCTTATATTATCGTTTCGCAAAGAAAACCGTTATCAGAAGTTAAACGCGAAGCTGAAGCCAATAAGAAATCCATAAAGGATATTACGGCAGACACAGAATCAGCAACCTATAACGCGGGTGATTGGGGCGAGAATGAGCCCGAAGATAATAACAGGGTAACCGTATTAACAAAGTTTTGGAAGGAATACGATAAAAAAACAGGCAAACATCGTATTAAGGCTATTAAGGTAACAGAAAAAGCCGTTATTCGCGATGAATGGGATTTAAAATTACGCTTATATCCTTTTGCAAAGTTCACTTGGTTACCAAGATTTTCAAGCGGTTACGGTGATAGTGAAATCACATATCTTATTCCTAACCAAATAGCAATAAATAGGGCACTATCTGCGGCCGTTTGGTCTGCGATGCTAACGGGTATGCCTAAAATGGTTGTTAATAGCGATTTAATTCACGAGCCTGTGACTAATGACCCCGGGCAAATTATTAAACTTGCATCAAGTGGCGAATATGACGTACAAAAAGCAATCTCATATATTAACCCGCCACAGTTTGCAGGACAATTACAAAACATAGTAGCAGATATTGCAAACAATACATTGTCAGATATGGGTGCAAATGATGCCGCACTTGGTAATATTCGCCCTGATAATGCTTCAGCAATTATAGCAATGCGAGAAGCGGCGCTTCAGCCTATGCAGATTTATCAAAACACTTATTATTCTTGCGTTGAAGAAATTGCGCGTATTTGGGCGGACTTTTGGCTCAACATGTACGGTAACAGACCATTAAGGGTTGAAGATAAAGACGGTACGCGATATGTCCCCTTTGATGCAGAAAGATATAAAAACATTGTTGTTAATGCAAGGGTTGACGTTGGCGCATCAACACTTTGGGGTGAATCTGTTGTTATTTCTACGTTAAGCAATCTTTTGAACGCAGGAATTATTACACCTGCACAATTCCTTGAACGAGTTCCCAAAGGATTAATACCTGATGTAACAGGCTTAATTGACGAAATGAAAGCGCAACAGACGGCAACACAGAACGAAGAAGAGGAAACACTTGCACAATTCGCGCAACAATATCCTGACCAGTATCAAGCTTATTTACAGATGCCTGAAAGTGAAAAGGCAAAGATAAGGGAACAGTTAGGAGTGATACAATGATAGCAAAAAATATTATTGATAAAGCTATGGCTTTATTGGGATATGCAGATATGGAAGGCAACACTGATTCTGCAAGATTTCAATTAACGTCTATTACTGCGGTAAACGCCATATACAGCGATTTATATTATCTTAATAACAAAACGGATTTTAAGCCTATTACAAGCGCAAATGATAGCGTAAATCTTGAAGAACGTGTGCTTAACGATGTTATGCCTTATGGTGTTGCATCGTTCATAGCGCAAAATATGGGAGATACCGTTAATCAACAGTTTTATTCGCAAATGTATAACTTAAAAAGGAAATCAGTAAGCGCGCAGGCAACAATAACTGACACGCTTCCAACAGTTGAAATAGAAGGAGCATAATATGATACCTGTTTTAAATAGAAACGCTACATATAAGCTGAATATACCCGATATGGCGGGTGGCGTAAATTTTAGGGACGGATTAAGCCTTATAAACGATAACCAAATGACCGACTGCAAAAATATGTGGTATAAGGACGGAATGCTTAAATCAAGACCAAGAGTGTTGACAAATGACGATGTTAAAGCAATGCAAGAAATACAGACAACATTTAGCAACGATACATTTGAAATAAGCGTAACTGTCAATCCTGAAAACACGACCGTCATTAATAAAAAAGAATATGTTTTAGAAATTACTACTGTAACAAATTCGATGCCGACTCAAAACGGATATCATTATGCAACATTAAAATACCAACACGGAATTTTTGACAAAATTGATGTAGCAACTATTTATTATAGTTCTTTTACGGATGCGCATTCAAATCTTTCTTGTTTTGCGGTACAACATAATGGTGATATATATGTTTATGGAAGCATTAACGAAAACGGAAAAAATACAAATTATATACATAAAATAGCTCGCTTATCTGAAGGGAAATATGACAATCCTATAAAAGTTGAGGGGACGGTGCCTTTGCTAATAACAAACGGTTATCCAAAGATTACATTGGCGGACGAATTCCCTCGAGGCACACAAGTTCAAGGATACAATCTTCTTGCTAAAGATTATAAACAAGTAATGTCTGCCTACGATTACGAAAATCCAAGCGATTATTGCACTATGGCTTTTGCTTTAATGGAAGATATTAATAATCCCGAGTTTGAAGGCAGAACCATAACCGCAAAATTAACACAAAAAGATGGCACTACAATTACACATACTGCGACGATAAAATATGATGAAGAGAATAATAAATACGAAGCATGGGAAATACCATTAGAACAAGAAGGTGTTATAAAAACCGCTGACGGTCTCGAAATGCATGTATCAGGTAAAACACTTAGATTTTACGAATATGATCCAGAGTTTGGTGATTATATTAGAGGGGCAACAGCATTAACAATGTCAAAGCATGAAATAAAAAACAACCTTGAAATAACAGCTCCTTGCTTTACAGAAACTGAATACCAAACAAATTTTGCAAAAGTAACATCAATGACAAAATCAGTATGGTATGGGAATACGTCTTTGGGATTGAACGGTGGAAGCAGATTGTTTTTAGCCGGTAGCACGCTAGAAAATGAAAAAGCACTTGTTGTTTGGAGTGATTTTGAAAATCCATTATATTTTAGTGAAAATGCATATGCTTATGTTGGTGATAAATCGCAAAAAATCACTGCTTTCGGAAGACAGAGCGCAAGCCTTATAATTTTTAAAGAACGCGAAATTTATTCAACACAGTACACGCAGGGTAGCGTTACTGCAGAAGAACTTGAAAATCAACAGGCTATTGATTTAACTGTACATTTAGCAACGTTCCCAATGGTCATGATACATTCTGCAATAGGATGTAATTGTCCTGATTCCGTTCAGTTATGCCGAAATCGTTTAGTGTGGGCGGATACAAACGGCAAAATATATACAATGACTGCTCAGAGTCAATATTCAGAACGTAACGTTTTTGAGATTGGCGAAATGGTTGAACGCGGCCTCAAGAAAGAAAAATTAAGCAATGCGCGTTCTGTTGATTGGAAAGGTCATTATATTTTATTTATTCCTAACAGCGCAAAGGCTTACGTTATGGATTACAATTCATACGGATTCGCTAACGTTGCTTCATATAACAAACACGAAGATGCTAATATGCTTATTCCGTTCTTTGTATGGCAGATGCCATTTGGCCCAGATGAAATAATCCAAGTTGTAAATAATGACGAAGAACTGTTAATTTTAACAAACGAACGGTTGGGCAACTTAGGTGGTATTAAAAGATATTTATTAAATCACCATATATTGAATGAAGAAAATGCAAAAGATAAATTATCAGGATTAGAGTATAACGGTGATATTGCAGAAGAATATGACGGAACTCTTTGGCAAGTAAACACCTACGAGAAACCCGTTGAAAGTATGTTCAAAACCAAACTATTTGATTTTGGCAGAGCAGACGAATATAAGAACGTTTACGCGATTAATATCGGTCTTGGCTTTAATGGCGGTGCGCCTGTTGCTATAACCTTTGAAAGCGACACCCGTACAAGCGACAAAAACACGCTAAAAACAGGAAGAACGGTTGCAGACGAACGAACTCCCGTATTTTTTGAAAATAAGCAGATTTTGCCTTACACAAGGCTTTGTACAAAGTTTGGTATAAAGGCTGAATGCAACGGGATAATGGCGGTTGATTCAATCAGCCTTAAATACAATATCGCAGGGGGTAAAAAATGAGCCTTAATCCATATTTAAAAATATATGATGACAATAATTTAAAAAATTTAAACGCGCAAAAGAATTTGATTGAAGAAAATGCAAACAAAAATATTGCGGATTTGCAGGCAGAAGGTGAGCTTGCAAAAAAAGAGACAGAAGCAAGCTATGAAGGTTTAATAAATACTCAGAACGTTCAACGCCTTATAAATGAAAAAAAGATTGCCGAAACAATGGCAAACTTAGGTTTAAGTGATTCAGGATTAAACAGAACACAACAAACTGCGGTGCAGTTATCCCATAGTAACGCAGTGGCACAGTTGCAGTTGCAAAGGCAAAAAAAGGTTGACGAGATTGCAAGACTTGTTCAGCAACAGGTCGGCGCGGTAAAAACTCAACTTTCACAGGATTTAATAAAAACACAATCTGCTTACGACCAAAGCAAAACGCAGTGGGCGGGCGAGCAGTATAATGCACAGATTAAAGCACAACAGGAACGATTAAACAGTATGAATACTGCAAAAACCAAGTTAATTGAAAAAATTACATCTGAAGGAATAACAGACCAACAAAAACAAATGTTAATAGATAACTATATTGAAATGTATCCTGAAGACTATTTATTTACTTCTTGGATGCTTGAAAACGGATGGAAAGCAAAAGAAGATGCAAACGGCAATATTTATTATCAATACTCAATCGCGCCACAAACCAACAACGTTAAATCGGGAACCCTTTATGAAGATACTGACACAGGCAAAGTGTATCACGGCGTAGCAACAAGCGCGGCGGACGTAGGTTCAAAGCCAAACAATGCACAAATTTCACAATTAATTACTGCGTTTAACAGTGGCGGATTAAAGAGCTATTGGGCTGTAAGGAATCAACTCGCAGCACAGGAAGTAAGCACCGTTGAAATGGACAAGGCTATGGAAGATAAATACGGGGTATTATGGCAAATTTTCACGTCACAGAGCACCTTATATAATTCGGCAGATAACAAGGTCAATGTTGTTAAGGGTGGCGGTTTAAATTTAGATGGCGGTGTGGCAAATCAAGTTGTGCTTAATATTAACGGAACTGAAGAAAAAATCAAAGATTTGATGACGTTAGGTAAAGAAAAAGGCATATCCGAAAGCGTATTAAAAAATTATTTGGAAATTTACGGCACAAACAAGGCAAAAGGCTTTGAAAACACAGAATACGGCGGATATAAAGCGTGGAACGAAGGAAAAACAAGTGCACAAACAACAAGAAATACTTGGTGGGATAAAGCTGCCGAACATATTATTGAAGCAAACAAAATAAGGAACAGTTCTATATACCCAAAATAAAAAAGTTAAAAGAGGTAATTAAATGGGAAATAACTATCTTGGCGTAAAAATAGACCGTGCAACGCACGAAAGAGCTATGCAAAGGAAAATAAGCACTCTTTTGCCACAGGTTGAAGCATCTTTAAAGGCGTTAAACGAAGGTTGGAACGATGCACAAAAAATGCACGATGCAACAAATTATATGTCGCAGTACGTGTCAGCATTAAAACAATATGGTGTTGAACAAACAAAATTAAAGGAAATAGAAGATATTCTTGACAGCTTAAACACTCAACAGGGAATTTTCGCACAGTTCACAAACGCGGATGAATATAACAAGGCGAAAAACAGGGCAGAGTTTGCACAAAACGCAACCGGAAAGAATTTTGATGCACTTTATACGGAATACAAAAATAGTACAGACGAAAACAATAGTTTTGCTCATACGTTCGCGTACATAATGACACAAGATTTTGAAGATGCGGAAGATAAGATAAAAGCGGCCGATTTTTTAGATAAAAACAAAGATAGGTTCGCAAGCGCATACGGTAAAGAATACGCATCACACGAACAAAGGAATATTTATGATGATATAAACGCTAAAATACAACAGTTGAAACGCACAGGGAACGAATCTATATTCGAAAAAAAGGCGCAGGAACTTGAGCAAGTAAAGAATAACGATGATTTTAAAAATCAAAATTTGTCAGGATTTGTAAAGATTTTAACCCGACTGTATGATTTTGACTATAGTAAATATTTGGCACCGGTCAACAGTCCAGTACTTGACGCAAGTAAATTTTTGGTTAAAAATATTGCCCCTATAATATTAGGCAGTTCGTACACAACATTCTTCGATAATGCAAATGATGAAGAAATAAAAGTGTTAGGATATTATCTTGCTAAAGGTGAAAACAGCAAGGCGAAAGAATATATAACGGCCATTGAAAATCGCATTAATAAGCGCACAGCACAGGAAGAATTCGAAAAAACTGAAGGACAAAATCTAGTAAATGTGTTGCAGGGTGTTCCTATTGGCACGCGTTCGTTTTTTTCGAATATTGAAAAGAATTTCGATACAAGCGATTATGTTTTACCAACAAAAGACGAATATTTGCAAGAGAAAATCTATGCGGATTTAGCTCAATACGGCGGTCAAAGTGAATTGTTCGGTAAATCTTGGGGGCAAGTGGCGTTTGGCACAACAACTGCAGGCGGAAATATGATTCCTGCGGTTGCATTGTCATTTGTTCCATATGTAGGAACGGGGCTGTCGGCTGCCGCGATGGGTTTATCTGCATCAGGTAGCGCATACCGTGAAATGAAAAATTTAGGATATAGCGAAGCCGAATCACGTACATATTCAGTTTTTGTGGGTGCATCAGAAGCTGCGCTTAATGCCGTTTTAGGCGGTATTGGCAACGCGGCAGGTTCTTTGACTGATGACGTTATGAAAGCGTTAGGAAAAACTGTTGATAAGGCAGGCTTTAAAATTGCGGTGAATTTAGGTTCACGTTTTGCGGGCGAAGGATTAGAAGAATTTTTGCAGGCGTGGTTAGAACCAACTTTTAAGGGCTTTATAACAGGCGATTGGAATTATGATGAAGCGTGGGCTGAAAGCCTTGAAAGCGCCCTTGTTGGTGGCGTGTTAGGTTTAGGCTTTGGTAGTATTAGCGCAGTGCAACAGGGGTTAAATGATGCTGAACTTGCAAAAACAGGTGCAGGGTTCAGAGAAACCGGAAATGTTCCCGCGCTTATACAGATGGCAAAAGAATCACCTAATAAGAACATAAGGGATATTGTTAAAAATATAAACGATAGCGATATATCCAACACCGAATTAGGCAGAATTATTTATGAGTATGAGAAGAAAGCAGTCACAGAACTTAACGGAAATACTGCATCAGAAATAACAAAGAATTATATCAATCTTATGCGCGATGCGGATAACGATTTTGATAAAACTGTATTAGGAAACGTTTATTCTGCAAAAAAAGCAATTTTAGACGGGTTTGACCCTGAAACGTTAAAACAAAATAATACAAATCCAAAGGTCAAAGAAACGCTTAACTCATTAGGCAAGGCTTTAAATAGAAAAATCCGCATTGAGCAAAATCTTACAAACGCAAAAGGCGAAAGCATTGACGGATATTTTGATAAATCAACAGGCGAAATAGTATTAAATGCAGAAGCAAACAACCCAATTCAAGTAGTTTTAAAGCACGAATTAACCCATAGCATTGAAGAAAACAAGGATTATGCTAAATTTTCTGATAGCGTATTAAATAATGCTGAGTTTAAAGCGTGGTTAAGGAATAACGGGTACGCGGACCTTGCTGATGCACAAAATAAGACTATTGCCTTCCGTAAGAAAAAAGGCGATACCAACTTTAAAAAGAAGGGTGCAACACAAGAAGAACTTAATGCCCTTGCAAACCAAGAACTTTTAGCCGATTTTATCGCAGAAAAACTTTTTACCGATGCTGACGGATTAGAACGCTTATTAAAATCATTAGAGCCTAAAACGATGCGTGATTTTGTGCAGACAATACTTGACGTTATCCGCAAGCTTATAAACAAGATTAAAGGCGTTGATAATTCCTTTGAAGAAGATTTACGCAGTTTAGAAAAGAAATTTTCTAAAATGCTTAAAGAAACCGCCAAAAATGAAAAAAGCACCACCGATAAGGGTGATGTTATAAAATTTTCTTTAATGAATCGTAACACATTTGAAAGTAATGTAGATGCAATTTTGTCTATGAATGATGAGGAGGCTCTGTTAAATGCAAAGGAAGGTAATTTTATCCGTATCTTGAACGAAACTCCTCACATAATTACTGACAATGTAAAAGATGCTGAAAACCTTGAGGTAATAATAAGTTTTTACTCTTTGTATTTAGCAGCACGAAAAAGCGGCGTATTAAAAGGACATTATCATAATTTGGGTGATTTAGTCAAAAATCTTCCTGAATATATAGCAAACCCACAAGCTATTGTCAGAATGAACAATGGTAGGCTGAATTTGTTTACCCAAATAAAAACGGCAAAAGGCGAAAATGGTATTTTATCTATTGAGTTAAATTCTGTAAAAGATATAAATAACAAATTTGATAAATATAATTTGGTTATTACTATTTATTCAGCCAATGACAACCACACAAAAAATAACATTGTTGACAATGGGGTAAAGGTAGAATATGAAAAAGAAGACCTTATGCAAGTTAATCCCCAACTGTGTAAGTGGTTGGCAATTGTTAACAAAAGGTCTTCTAATGATAGTATAAACAATCCAACAAAAAATGTCAAGGAAAATGTTTCGAAAACCGATACGGAATATCTTACTGCGGTTGAAAATGGTGATATGGAAACTGCGCAGAGGCTTGTTGATGAAGCGGCAAAAGAGGCAGGATACGGGGAAAGACTTTATCATCAGACAGAAAACGATTTTTTTGAATTTAATGTCCGCCATAAAGGTGCAGGAACACGAGATAATGAAACTCCTTTTGGCATTTTTATGAAAAAAACAGATGCTGATATTGGTATTAAAGGAAAAAAACAAATGCAATTATTTGCTAAAATAAATAATCCTTTGAAAGTAAATAATCGGGAAGCATTAGTTTTTGAACTTGAAAAAATTAGTCCAGAATATAAAAATATTAAAGAAAAAATAAACAATCTTGATAAAGAATATCAAGAAAAGTTTGATAACGCAAAAAATGCTTGGAGAAAATGGTTAGAAGAATGGCGAAGAAAAAATCCAACTGCTGAAAGGCGAGAAGCGTATAACGACCCTGAATTTGAAGAGTTTTTTTCAAAAGAAGAAAAAGTTGTTGACGAATGGACAGATAAAGCAACCGAACTTGATATACAGGCAAAAGAAATAATTACCGCAGTATTAAGGAAAAATAAATATGACGGTATTGTTCTTTTGGAAGATAAAGGGTCTTTCGGACGAAGCACAGAGGCGTATATAGCTCTTGATTCTACACAAGTTAAGTCTGCCGAAGCCGTAACCTATGACGATAATGGTAACGTTATACCATTATCAGAACGCTTCAACGAAAAGAAAAAGGATATCAGGTATTTAATATCTTCTGAAGATAAGGAACAACAATATTCTTATGATGAACTTGTAAAAAAAGAAGATATAAAAATAACACAGATGCCTAAAATTGCTGATAAAGATATACAGCATTATATAGAAAATCCTAAAATGTTTTTTAAACATATAAAAGATAATGTGCGAAAGGCAGGTAATTTAAAAAACACACCAACACAAACATATCTGTATAACAAAGATTTAGATGAAGATATTTTGATAACAAGAGAAAGTTTTAAACATAGCGCCGCCAGATATGATTCTTCATACATTTATGTATGCGAAAATATTGAAGGTATATTAAAAAATTCTATTGTGGTAAATCAAATGATTCCTCGTGAAAATACAAACGGTGCATTTGTTCTTTTGGGACTTGCAGAGACTGAGGATAAATATATTGCGGTCAGACTAATTGTAAATAAAAAAACTTGGAAATTAGAGGAATTTAATGAATTGGCAGCGATACAAAAAGAAGGCATAAAAAAAGAAGATGTTGGCATAAAGCCCCCGCATTACACTCTTAAGAGTGGTTTCGGTACATCTTCTTTAATTAGTGTAGCAGATTTTCTTTCGTTTGTCAATAACTTTGATGTTGGAAATACTGTTTTGCCGAATGATGTGCTAAAAAAATTGAATAGCGCGAGAAAACAGGATAAAAAGATTACACAAAGCCTTAGGTATCTCGTTTCTGAAGATAAAGATATCTCAACCCGTTCAGCCCTTGCAGATGCTTTAAGCACTTTAACACAAGACGAATCCGAAATGCGCATTATTGAAGATTATAAAAATGCAGTAGCGGATATCGATAAGGCGCAGGCAAGGTTGGACCAGGTGAACGCTGATATTAAACAGATTTTGTTTGCGCCCGGACAAAGAGATACTCAGGCTCTTGAAAACCTTAATAAAGAAAAAGCAGAACTTGAAAAGCAGATAGGCAAGTATGATAAAAAATTGTTGCAGATGGAAGCGTTGGCACCGTTACAAAAATTGCAAAATCGCGCAGTGAGAAATCAAAAACGTGCGGATACCGAAAAATTCAAAGAAAAGAATATCGGTAAAAAAAGCACAGTTTTACGTAACGAGATTAAGGATAGGGCGCAAAAGCTTACTAATATTCTTAAAAACGAAACAAAGGCAAAACACATACCTACTGCAATGCAAAAGCCTGTTGCTGAATTCCTTGAAATATTTGATATGAATACTGCGGAAATAGACAAGCGTATTGCAAGGTATGATGAGCTTATTGCTAATGAAACGGATACTGCGATAAAAGAAGAATTACAAAAAACAAGGGATAGGCTTGAATTACAAGGTTTACGCTTACAAGATAAGCTTGAAAAAATGGAAAGTGTTTATCGTGATATTAAAAATTCTACTGATGAAGCAGTAAAGCAAGGATACGATGAAACGATAGAAGGGCTTATTACAACAGCTAAAAACAGTTTGTCAAGTACGAACTTAAAGGATTTAACCTATGAGCAATTAAACACCGTAAATAATATGTTTAAAGCCCTTGAAAAGCATATTAGGGATGCAAACAAACTAAAAGAATCTGCAATTAAGGAAAGCGTTGAACAAGCAGGGCAAACAGTTATTAAGGAAGTTAGCCAAAATACAAGCGAAAAAGGAAATAAAACAACGCCTTTAAAACAGTTTGTAGAAAAATACGGTATAACGCTTTTAAAACCTGTGCACGCTTTTCAGTTGTTTGGCTCTGATATGTTAAACAGATTATTCCTTGAGGTGCGCAAAGGCGAAGACGTTGTTGCGGTTGATGCAAAAGAAGCAAAACAAACTTTTAGGAAAAACGCTAAGGAAAGCGGATACTGGAAATGGGATAAAGAAACACGAGAAACATTTAAAGATAAAAACGGTAAAGAGTTTACTTTAAATTTAGAAGAAAAGCTCGCGCTTTATGCATATTCCAAACGCGAACAGGCAGACCTGCACCTTGAAATAGGCGGTATTGTATTTGGCGATGAAATTGTTGTTAAAGAACGCAATAAATTTAAGGTGGAGCAAAAAGTTATTATCAACGATAGGAATACTTATAAAATTGATAAGCAGATTATGGCGGATATTATTAACACGCTTACTGCGGAACAAAAGCAATTTGCGGATAAAATGCAAGAGTATTTATCTGTTGATATGGCAAAGAAAGGCAACGAAATATCAGATGCTTTATACGGTATAAATTTATTTGGGGAAAAAGCATATTTTCCGTTAAAATCTTCTAGTGATTTTAGGGCGTTTAATGCGGAAAAAACGGCAGACCCTAATGTTGCCAATAAAAGCTTTACGAATCCAACAATACCCGGTGCAAATAATCCTGTTGTTTTGCAAGGCTTTATGGATGTTTGGGCAAAGCATTGTGTTGATATGGCTATGTATCACGGTTTAACAATACCATTAGAAAACTTTACAAAGGTATATAACTATTCAGAGTTTGACGGTGAATATTCTTCAGTCAAAAACACATTAGCAAAAGGCTATGGCGAGCAGGTAACAAAGTACATTGAATCGTTATTAACCGATATAAACGGTGGTATAAGGCAAGACCCCAATGCTTCGGTTGTTAATAAACTTATATCTTTGTTTAAAAAGAGTTCGGTATTTGCTTCATTATCCGTTATTGTTCAACAGCCTTCTTCAATAGCAAGAGCGTTCGCATATATTGACCCTAAATATGTGAAGCCAACACAAAATCCGTTAAAAGAATACGAAGAATGTAAACAGTATTGTCCTGTTGCAATCATTAAAGATATGGGCTATTTTGATACGTCCGTTGGCAAAAGTACTCAGGATTGGATAACCGAACGTCAAATAACCGACTATGAAAACAATCTTGAACGCCTTAAAGATGGTTTAAAAATTGGCGATAATTTGCTCGCTTCGTTACCTGCGACTGCTGATGCGTTTACTTGGGGATTGATATGGGCGGCAACTAAGCAGGAAACAGCAAAACGGAACGGCCTGGATATTAACTCTGAAGAAGTCAAAAAACAAAGCGCCGAAAGATTCAACGAAATAATTATCAATACACAGGTGTATGATTCAGTGTTATCACGTCCTGCAATTATGCGCAGTAAAGACGTAGGAATGAAAACTGCTACTGCGTTCCTTGCCGAACCTTTAACAAGTGTAGGAATGGCAACGTTAGGCGTTGATGCAGCGCGAAAGGGCGATACAAAAAAAGCACGTCGTTTAATAGCAGCGGTTGCAACACAAAGTATATTAAACAGCGTTTTAGTTTCTTTTGTATATGCTATGCGAGACGATGACGAAAAAATGAGCTTTGGCGAAAAGTATTTAAAAAGCTTAACCGTAGAACTCATTGAAGGCTTTAACCCTGCAACGTATATTCCAATAGTTAAAGATGTTTATTCTTTGTGCCAGGGCTATGATGTAAAGCGCGCAGATATGAACCTTGTGGCCGACCTGGTGAACGCTACAAATCGTTTGTGGAGTGAAAAAGCAACACCATATCAAAAGATTAAGGGAATGGTTGGCAGTGTAGCTTCGTTGTTAGGAATTCCTGTGAAAAATTTATGGCGCGATATAGAGTCTTTTTATAACACAGGCGCAACAATTAAGCGTAATACGTCTATCGGCGCAAACAACGCAATACGAAAAGGTTTATCGGAAGCGTTGCCATTCGGTGATAGGCTTGTTCCCGAAAAGAACGAAGCAACAATGCTTTATGAAGCGGTTGTAAGCGGAAATAAAAAGCAGATTAAAACTTTTAGGGGAGATAAGGACGAAACACAGTATAGTTCAATGTTGCGCAAAGGTTTAAAAAGTGAAGATTCACGAATTTATGAAGCGGCCAATGCACGAATATCGGGCGATTTTGAAACATACGAAAATATTGTTGCAGAAATTGAAAGCGAAGGACATTTTGAAAGTGATATAATTATTGGCGCAATAGAATCTACAATGGATATTTCTGTATCAGGTAATACTATGTATGATACTTCTGACATTAACCGAATGCTTGAAGAAGGAAATACCAGTTCCGCCGAATATGCGTTAAACAAACTTGTTGAGTTAAAAACAATTCAATACGTTGAAAAAGGCGAAAACGAGAAAACAGCGCAGAGAAAGGCAGAATCATCTGTAAAAAGCGGTATCACAACTTATTGGAAAGAACGATATATAGAAGCCTACAATGAAAAAAACGAAACAGAAAAAAAGCAAATCAGGGCATTATTGGCATCGTTAAAAATATATGGTGATGCGGCCGCAGTAAGAAAAATAGTTTTAGGTTGGATTTAAACTCTACACCTCAATACCCCTTTATATGTATTATCATAATGCATATAGGGGGTATTTTTTATGAGTATAAGAAAAATACAATACGCCGTAACGGCCGAAGGCGTATATGTTGTGAAAGATGAAGATAAAACGCCTTATACAATTCAGTGGGGCGGTATGCAGTATGAAGATAACGCAACGGAAATCATTTTTTTTATTGACGAAGAGTATCATAGCAGACTTAAAGAACTAAATACAAATCTTTTGTATAGAATAGATTTTAATTCTTCTGCCGGTGGATATGACCCGTCAGAAAATTTAACAGAAGATAATTTAAGGCGTGAAATCCCGTATAAGTTCACCTGTAACGGCGGAAATATGACGGTGACTCTTGTTGTTACTGCAACGGATGAAAACGGTGCTAATTCAAATACGGTGCTATCCCAAAGTGTTTTGATTGAGTTTGAATCTACACCAAGAAACGCAGAATCCGAAAAGGTTGTTGCTGAAAGTCTGTCCGCTATGGAAAATAGACTCCGCAAAGACTTGGAAGAAGGTAAGTTTCAGGGACCACAAGGCCCCGAAGGTCCGCAAGGTCCGCAAGGTCCGCAAGGTCCGCAGGGCAACAATTATGTACTTACCGATGCCGATATAAACGAAATCGCTGATATAGTTAAGCAGGAATTTATTGACGTTAGCGAGGTGGCACAATGAAACAAGCAATAATGCCATTAACTGATTATCAGAACGCTTGCGATGCTATCAGGGAGAAAACAGGCACAAACGATTTAATAAAATCGGGTGAAATGGCTGAAAAGATTATGGGTATATCGGGTGGCGGTGATGATGGCTCGTATAATGAAGGCTTTGAAGACGGAAAAAAGGCTGAACACGATAGGTTCTGGGACGAATATCAGGAAAACGGCAAGCGTACAAATTATGACGGTGCGTTTTTTGGTGTTGGCTGGACAGAAAAAACTTTTAAGCCTAAACACGATATTGTGCCTGTAACTATCGGACATACA